TGGAAAACCCTATTTTACGCGAGAAAGTTAGGGTAAAAATTTTGTAATGTTGCGGCGGTAGTAAGATTTGCTTATCTTGGGGGCATTGGGGGTCATGTATGCAAATCGAAAAACGGTCGGTCAGTCAATTATCAAACGATCCGGCAAACGCACGAAAGCACAGCGAACGCAACATTCAAGCTATTGTCGGATCTCTTCGAAGATTCGGGATGCAGAAACCTCTAGTCATCGATTCCTCGGGCGTGGTTCGTGCCGGGAATGGAACTCTTGAGGCAGCACGCCAGCTCGGGTGGGAAACGATCGATTGCGTTGTTACCGATTTAAAGGGCTCTGACGCTATCGCCTACGCGATCGCAGACAATCGGACGGCTGAACTAGCCGAATGGGACGACGACGTTCTAGCGGCTCAGCTAAACGGCTTGTTGGCTGATGACGAAGAGTTGCTCAATGCAGCAGGATTCACTGAAGAAGATTTAGCGTCATTGCTTGGCGATCTAGACGGTGACGGAACGACAGACTCAGGAGAACAAAGCCAGTACACTAATAAGATCACGGCCCCGATTTATGAACCCAAGGGTGAAAAACCTCCTATTTCAGAGTTGTCAGACAAGACAAAAACAAACGAATTGTGTGACGAGATACGAAAGACGGACTTGCCTGATGATGTTTGCAACTTTTTGTTGACGGCAGCACAGCGGCATACGGTGTTTAACTTTCGGAACATCGCTGAGTTCTACTGCCATGCGTCGGCGGACGTTCAGCACCTGATGGAACGCTCGGGGCTGATCATCATCGACATGGACAAAGCAATCGCGAACGGGTTTGTTCATCTCTCGGAGCGACTTGGAGCAATCGCAGACCTTGAACTAAGCGAGGCCGAAGATGCGTGATGATTTTTGTGTTTTCATTTTGACGCACGGAAGGCCGGATCGTGTTCACACTTATGACACGATGATAAAGGCTGGCTATACTGGCAAGGTTTACATCGTACTTGACAACGAGGACAAGCAAGCAGAAGGTTACCGCAATCGATTCGGCGACAAGGTATTGCAATTTAACAAAGAGGAATGGGCAGCAAAAACAGACGAAGGTGATAACTTTAATCATCGCAAAGCGATCGTGTACGCGCGAAACGCATGCTGGGATTTAGCAAAGCAAGTCGGGTGTCACTACTTTCTTCAATTCGATGATGATTACACAAATTTCGAAATACGAATGCCTGGGAAGGGGGTTTCTGGGTACGTTAGAGTAAAGACAAGTCTTGATGATGCGATTTGCTCTATGGTTGATTTTTATGAAAGATCAAAAGCATATTCAATTGCCATGTCTCAGGGCGGAGACTTTATAGGCGGAACAGGATCAAACAAAGGGCTTCGCCGTAAGTGCATGAATAGCTGGTTTTGCGATATTGAAAAGCCGATTCAATTTTTTGGTCACATGAACGAAGATGTTTCAGCGTATGTCACGCAAGGGCATAGGGGCAAGCTATTCTTAACGGTGATGCCTCTAAAGCTTGTTCAAAAGCCTACGCAAGTAACGCCCGGCGGAATGTCTGATCTTTATTTAAGTAGCGGCACCTACGCAAAATCGTTTTATACCGTCATGGCTGCGCCGTCTTGCGTTCAGATCGGAGCAATGGGCGACCCGCGAGGCAGCGGCTATCGTATCCACCACAAAATCAACTGGCACAAGGCAGTGCCGAAAATCATCGACGAGAAGTACAGGAAGGCGAGGCAATGAAAACAATCGTCGTTGTCCCCTGGCACAATCGCAACCAGCTCGATTCATTCATCGACGCGTGGAACGTTTCCTTTTCAGACGAAAGGATTCTTTTTCAGCAGGACCGAGACAAAAGCGGTTGTGCATTAACAAAAAACGCCGGAATGCGTAGGGCGATCGACGACGGGGCTGAGATCCTAATTGTTCTCGATGACGACTGCTTTCCCACCGAAGGGCAGACGCTCGACGCCTTCATTCGTGACCACCAAGCGGCACTAAAGCCGCAGCCGGTCGAGATGTTCGAAGTCGTGACAGATCCACCAAGCCGGGGAACGCCGTATTTCAATCGGACCATCACGATGCCCGTGGCTGCCAGTATGGGGTTCTGGTCTGAGATTGGAGACTATGACGCTCCAGGGCAATTAGTTCACGGGTCGCGGCATCCTATGACGTTCAGCCGCAAGGCAATGCACGGGCGATACTTTCCACTCTGCGGGATGAATCTGGCGTTTAGGGCGAGTGAATGGCCGTGGTGTCAGTTCGTAAACGTGCCGAGGTTCGACGACATCTGGCAGGGATTCCTTTGGCAGAAGAAAGCCTATGCCGCTGGTCAATGTTTTAATCTTGGTGGGCCTATCGTCAGGCATTCAAGACAAAGCAACGTTTGGGCGAACCTAAGAGACGAGTCTGTAAGCATTGAAAAAAACGAAAGCCTATGGAAAGACATACACAGCATCGAGGACGATTCGCACGCCTCAATTCTGTTTAGGCTTGGGCTTTCGGTCACTCAATGAAATGCCAATCCGTGACACCCGTTTAATGGAGCGAGCATTGCGAGAACGATGGCCGATACCGCAAGAACTTCGAGAACGAATCGTACTAAACCTGATCGCTATCGTTGCGAACAAGAGTCTTTCTCCGAGAGAACGAACCTCGGCTGCGAAAGCCTTACTTCACGCCGATCAGCTCAATGTCGAGCAGGAAAAAATGGAGCAGCTAGACGAGCATGAGTATCGCGCCCGACTGGTACAACTCGCTCGACAACTCCCGCTTGGAGAAGTTGCTAGGCTTGCGGACGAACGAGGTGTTAGCCTCGACGGCGAAGCAACCGAAGGACGAACGGACGCAGCAAGCAACGCTGATGGCACGCAAGAGAGCGGCAGCGAGGGACATCGTAATTCCGATCCCCCTCAACCCTAATCGTCGTATTGCAGCACTCGCCGATCCAATCCTATTTATGACGACCTATTTCGGCGATGTGTTCTTTGAGGCTTTTACTCAAGACCGCCGAGACATGGTTCGTTCAATCGTCGATGCGGCACTCTACGGAGGCGACCAAGCTATCGCTGGTCCTCGAGGCGAAGGTAAGACTCGCAACGCACTTTATGCGGCATTGTTCCTGATGCTGAATCGGATGTCGTCCTTCCCGGTCGTTATCGGCAAGAGTCAGGCAAAGTCTCAATCGGAACTGCGGTCCATCAAAGACAAACTCCAGCAAGCCGAGATCTTTGCACAAGACTTTCCAGAGATCGCTATTCCGTTTCGGGCGGTAGGAGGTTGGTCGTCTCGGGCGAGAATGCAAACGGTCGCAGGCAAGAATACCAACATGGAGATCGCAGCAGATCGTCTCATCTTTCCAACGATCGAACCTTGGCAGTTGCCTAGCAACTGGCCGAAGGAGATCGAACCTGTAGCTTGCGGTCAAATCTTCTCCTGCGTCGGGATCGACGGACCGATTCGCGGTATGGTCTTTCGAGATCGACGACCGACGATCGCTATTATCGACGACATCGAAGATCGAGAGGCGGCAAACTCTGAGGCAGTTATCGAGAAGAATGAAGAGATCCTAGAACAAGACATTGCCGGTCTAGGTCAATCCTCTGAAAGAATACCTCGGGTCATGCTTTGTACGATCCAGAATCGTAAGTGCATCGCTTACCGCTTTACCGATCCGCAAGCCAAGCCGAGTTGGAGGGGCAAGCGTTATAGGAAGATGTTAAAGGAACCTGATCGTCTCGATCTAGTGGAACAGTACATTCAAATGCGACAGGCGAGAAAAGAAGACGACCCGGATGCAAGGGAAGCGTTTCGATTCTGGCGAGTCAATCGAGCAGACCTAGAGGAAGGTTGCGAGATAAGCAACTCTCAGAGCTATTCGAAGAAGAAGCACTCGGACGGCGAACCGCTAGAGTTGTCTGCGATTCAAGCCTACTACAACCGAGTCGCAGACCTGGGGCGAAAGGCAGTTGCGACAGAGATCGACAACGATCCTTCGGAAGAAGCGGGTCCAGTAGGTTCCGGTCTGACGGTCGGCATTGTCAAGGATCGAATTAGCGGACTCGAACGACGACAGCTACCGGCAAACACGATCGCACTCACGGCAGGGATCGACCTGGGGAAGTATCGATGCTACTGGTCGATTTGTGCGTGGTGGTCAGGTGCTGGCGGTTGTGTGGTTGACTACGGAGTTCTGGAAGTCACCGACACCGATCGCGGCATGGACAACGATGCAAGCGAGCCTCAGATTTACAAGGCACTCCTGGACTGGAGAGACTCGCAGAATCGCAAGCAGTTCGTCGATGCAACTGGAACAGAACGCAAGCTTGATTTCGTGCTAGTCGATTCGGGTACATTTACAAACGCTGCCTACGAGTTCGTTCGTCAGGTACGAGGTCCGTATCATGTCTCCAAAGGCATGAACCCATATCATCCTCGCAAGCAGTCAACCGCCGGAGTCTTAGCGTCCGAACACTTGCACGCTCAAAAGCTAGAGACTTCGAACGTCTGGCTGTACGAACTCGATACTTCGTACTGGAAGCAGTTCGTCCACGAACGATTCCTTACGCCGACATTCGACGAAAACAACATGCTGCGGCGAGGTTCGCTCTCGTTATTTTCGACGACTGACGGTAGAACTCATAACTCTTTCGCCCATCATATCGTTGCCGAAGAACTTGTAACCGAGTTCAAAGAAGGCAGGGGCACGAAAACATACTGGCAAGTCCGGAATGAGAACAATCACTGGCTTGACGCAACCTACATGGCGGCGGCAGGAAGTGAGGTGTGCGGCGTTAGGATGATCGCTCCAAGCGAGAAGGAACTGAGTCCAAGACAGGTAAAAAATGGAAATGACGAAGCAAAAGCGAAAGCAAGAAACAATCGACCCCAAGTCCAGCACGGTCGAAGAATCCAAGGTCGAGCAGGAGGTTGGATTCCAAAGCGTCGTCGATAAGCAACCAGAAGACAGGGTGCGTCTTCGATTCGTTCCGAAGGATTGCGAACAGTGCAAGGCGTTGCGCATCGCCAAGAACGAAACGCGATCATTCTCTAGAGTCTACGCGACGGTTGGCGGTGCAAGATATTGCAAATGCTATTTCTGCGGTCACACATGGAAAGTATCTAAGTCTTAATAGGACGGTGTTAAAGACTAAGGTGCAATGCTTTTCTCGATCGGTTAGATTTAACCGAATGGCATCCGCATCCTCGCTTCTCGCTCTTATTGACGCTGCTATCGAAGCTCTACTAGAGGGCGGTGCGTCTTCGTATTCGATCGGTTCTAGGACCGTAACGAAACTTGACCTCGGCGCATTGATGGCCGAACGTCGCAAGCTGTTAATTCAGGTTCAACGAGAAACCCAAAGCGGAATCTCTCTAGCAAAACTATCGAGAGACAAGCGATGATTTCTAAGTTAATCGATTCGATTGTTGCTGCAGTTTCTCCGGTCGCTGCTATCAGGCGGAAGAAGGCGAGAAAAATGCTGCGATCTTACGCCGGAGCAGAGCCTTCGAGAGTTTCCAGCAACAGGCATCCGAAGAATCTTCCTGCCGACTTAGAACTGACTGGACCGTTCGGCGCCGATAAAGTTCGGGCTTGGTCTCGGGATCTCGTTCGAAACAACTCCTATGCTTGGGGAGTAGTCGATACGATCGTCTCTTCGGTCGTCGGTTGCGGAATCAAAGCACAATCGACCTACGAGACTCCAGAAGGCGAAGACCTCGAAGCAATAAACGATCAGCGGGATAAGGTCTGGTCTGAGTGGACTGAGGTTTGCGACGTTAACGGGCAGTACACGCTTGACGAAATGCAGGCGGCGATTCAACGGGAAATTGTCGAAGCAGGCGAGGTGCTTGTTCGAATTGTCCGAACTCCTGAACTTAGCTATCGCGGCATCCATCGACCTGTCCCGTTGGCACTCGAATTAATCGAAGCAGATCGGCTAGCAGGAGACAAGGACAGTTACATTACGCCACTCTACCCAGAGTCAGAGAATCGAATCGTCAGGGGCGTAGAACTCGACGATCTCGGAAGACCTGTTGCGTACTGGGTCTACAAAGACCATCCGCTACAGCCGCACACATTTACCAGAACGCCGGAACGGATTCCCGCTAGAGACATATTGCATCTATTCCGCAGAGACCGCATCGGTCAGACTCGCGGCGTATCTTGGTTCTCGCCAGTGCTGTCTTCTATCAGAGACCTCGGAACCTATATCGATAACGAACTGATCGCTTCGGCGGTTGCGTCTTGCTACACGATCGCAATCAAGACTGAGACTCCACTAGGTTCGCTAATCGATCCAGACGGAGGCGACAATACGGACTCGGCAGGAAATCGAGTGCGATACACCGAGCCGGGAATGGTCATGGAACTTCAACCTGGAGAGGATGTCGTCGGACTCAATCCAGGTCGTCCGAACAGCGGCGCAGAGCCTTGGATTCAACTTATCCTCCGATCGATCGCGGTCGGTACTGGCTTGAGCTATGAGGTCGTCGCCAGAGACTATTCGCAGACTTCCTACAGTTCTAGTCGAACAAGTCAACTAGAAGACAGGCGACGATTCCGATGCTGGCAACAACATATGATTCGGCACTTCCTGCAACCGGCATGGGATGCGTTTTGCGATGCCGCATCAATTCAAGGTGTGCGAGGATTTCCGACGAGTGCGGAACTCTTAGCAGATCGTCGTCGGTTTGCTCCGGTGGAATGGCAGACTCCAGAATGGGAATGGGTTGACCCGACTAGCGAACAGTCGGCGGCGAAGGATGCGATCGGTTCGTTTATGTCGGACTACCAAACTGAACTCGGTTCCAGAGGTCGATCGTGGCGTGCAGTTTTCTATCAGCGAGCCAAGGAAGATCGGTTACGGCAACGGCTAGGCTTGCTGTCTCCGGAAGAAAAACAACAAGAGATTTCGGCGGCGCAGACTATCGGCATGAAACAACCGGCAAGTCAACCGGCACAAACAGAAACAGAGCGGCAGGAACCCCAAGCCGGAACTGGCGAGATGTCTGGTCTTTCAACCCTTCAATTCAATCGCAATCGCAAAGCGATTACCAAGACGCTTGACGATCTAGCGACAGGATCGATAAGCGAAGCAGCAGCGAGAGTCTTTCTGTCGTCGATAGGCATGAGTCTCGACAATGTTGAAGCGTTAATTGCGGATGCGAAAGACGGAACGGTAGACACACCGTTGGAGGAAGCGAAATGATTATCTCGCTAGACTTTGACGATACCTTCACGGCAGATCGAGAAACCTGGACGAAAGTTGCTAGTGTGCTAGCCGATGCTGGTCACGAAGTGATTTGCATATCGGGTCGAATCGATGAAGAGTCGAATCAAACCGAATTACGTCAGTCGCTACCTGATTCGATAGAAAGAATCTATCTTTGCGGCGCTGTCTCCAAGAAACACTACGCCGAGACGCATTCGATTCCGGTAGATGTATGGATCGACGACAGCCCGACAAGAATCGTTCAAGCGAAAGATCGAGTCGTTAGATCGTGTTGTGCAAGGAGGTCTCGATAATGCCTTACAGCACAAAGACAACTGCTGCTTGCCCGATCTCTCGACCTTGGGGAGTCATCAAAGAAGGCACGGCTCAACTCC